AAGGCATTAGTAAGTGGTGAGATCAACACATTTCTAGGATTTAATTTTTATGTATTAGGCGATAGAGATGAAGGTGGTTTACCATTATCATCAACCGACAGAAGTATTTTTGCTTTCCATAGAAGTGCGTGTGGTATGGCTACAAATATGGCTCAAAAAACAGAGATCAACTATGTACCGGAGAAAACTTCGTTCCTAGTTAATTCAATGTTTAGTGCCGGTGCTGTAGCTATCGATGACGAAGGTATTGTAAAAATAACTGCTGATGAAGCATAATAGAGGAGGATATTAATTATGGCTTATGACAAAACAAACCTACAACCGATAGGTGGACAATCTAAAGCTGGTACTGCTCCTCAAATGTGGAGCTACACAGCACCTGGAACCGATGCGATTGCAGACATTAATACAGAAGGATACTTTAATAGTGCATCCGATGTATTAAAAGTTGGTGATCTTATTCATATCTGGGATAGTTCTGTACCTACTTCAACTTTGGTAACTGTGTTATCAAATGCAAGTGGTGTTGTTGACGTATCTGATGGAACAGCTCTATCAGTTGCTGACGCAGACTAATAAATAAATGTGAGGAGGCCCCTAAGTGGGCCTCTTCCTAATTAGGAATTTATATGGCAAGTGGTGATACAAATATAACAATCTGCAACCAGGCTTTAGTTTTACTTGGTGCTGATACAATATCTTCTTTTTCAGATACATCTAATGATGCTGCTGCTGTATGTAATCAAATTTACGAAACTTTAAAAAGACAAACTCTATCAATGTATCCTTGGAGTTTTGCTTTAACTAAAACACAATTATCTAAATCTTCAACAGCACCTATAGGTGAATGGGATAATAGATTTGATTTACCAGCTGATGCTGTAGCTGGTCAACCTTTTCAAGTTTACAATACAGATGCAACAGGATCTATGCCAATTACAAGTTATGAATTACAATATACTTCATCTGGTCCAGCCATCTTTACAAATGAAAATGTTATTTTTGTTGATTATATAACAAGTGTTATCACAGAAGGATTAATGCCATCTTACTTTGTACAGTTACTTGTTTATATGATTGCTTGGCATTTAGCAGAGCCGGTAACAGATCAAACAACAAAGGCAGATTATTGGAAAAACATAGCTGTAGGTACTCCATCAGAAAGTGGCAGAGGAGGATATTTTAGACAAGCTACTAATGCTGATGGTAGAGGTAAAACTTCTTACGCAATACATGAGTTTCCATTAACTGATGTTAGGTAATGACAAGAGCTGTAACTTTACAATCAAATTTTACAACAGGGGAAATAGATCCTTTGTTAAGATCAAGAATAGATATTAATCAATACTACAATGCATTAGAACAAGCTCGTAATGTTTTGATACAGCCACAAGGTGGTGCAACTCGTAGACCTGGTTTACAATTTATATCAGAGATCCCTTCTGCTGCTAATCCTCAAAATGGATGTCGATTAGTACCTTTTGAATTTTCAACTACACAAAGTTATATGTTGTTATTTGTGCATAACAGAATGTACATTTACAAAGATAAAGTTTTACAAACTAATATTAATAGTTCTGGTAACGATTACTTAGTAACAACTATCACTTCTACAATGATTAAGACAATGGATTTTGCACAATCTGCTGATACTTTAATTGTTGTACAAGAAGATATGGCTCCTAAAAATATTACAAGAGGTGGTAGTCATACTGCCTGGACTATTAGTGATGTAAGTTTTGAGTTTATACCTAAGTATGCATTTAGTTTATCAACATCAAATCCTTCAGCTACACTAACACCTAGTGCTGTAGATGGTAACATAACTCTAACTGCATCTTCTGGAGTGTTTGCATCTGGTAATCTTCATGATTATGTTGAGGCAGCAGATGGAATTGGTAGAGCTAGAATAACAAGATTTGAAAGTTCTACAGTTGTAGAGGCTATTGTTGAAATACCATTTTTTAACACAACTGCTATTGCTAGTGGATCTTGGTTATTAGAAGTTGACTATGTAGATGTATGGTCAGCAACTTATGGATATCCTCGAACAGTTACTTTTCATGAAGGTAGATTATATTTTGGTGGTTCCAAGTCTAGACCGAATACAGTATTCGCATCTAGAGTAGCAAGATTTTTTGATTTTAATCCAGGTGAAAGTTTAGATGATGATGCTATTGAAGTAACATTAAACACCGGACAAGTTAATGCAATTACAGGAATGTTTTCTGGAAGAGATTTACAACTCTTTACTAAAGGTGGAGAATTTTTTCTACCTCAAACAAGTTTAGATCCAATCACACCCAATAATGTTGTTATACAAGGAGCTACAAAGAGAGGATCAAAAGAAGGTATTAAGCCTGTGGGGGCTGAAAGTGGTACAATGTTTATCCAAAGATCTGGTAAATCATTAAGAGAATTTTTATTTAGTGATGTAGAATTATCTTACATATCAAATAATATTTCTTTGTTATCATCTCACTTACTTGTTGATCCTGTTGATATGGCTTTACGAAAAGCAACTTCTACTGATGATGGTGATTTATTATTGTTATGTAATACTGATGGTACCTTGGCAACCTACTCTATCCTTAGAGGCCAAAATGTTATAGCTCCTTCTTTGTCAACTACTGATGGAGAGTTTATAAATGTTGGAGTAGACGTAGACACAATTTATTCTGTTGTTAAAAGAACAGTAAGCTCATCTACAAAATATTATGTTGAGGCATTGAATGATGACAACACAACAGATAGTGCAACTTTATTATCTGGATCAAGTAAACCTAGTTCAACTTCTGTAACAGGATTAAGTCATCTTGAAGGAAAAACAGTAAAAGTAATTGTTGATGATGGAATGCAAAACGACAAAACTGTTTCTAGTGGTGGAATTACCCTGGATGCTGTTCCTACTACTTATGTAGAAATAGGTTTAGATTATACACCTACAATAAAAACAATGCCGGTAGAATTAAAATTACCAAGTGGAAATATTATAGGTCAAAAGAAAAGAATAGTTGATGCAACTGCATTAGTTTACCTTTCACAAAATTTAACATTAGATGCAAAAGACTTTGCATTTACTGCTGCACAATTTTTTACAGGAAAGAAAAGAAGAAAACCCATGTTAGGTTATGATCGTGAAGGACAACTAACATTTAGTCAATCAGCTCCCCTATTCTTCACACTATTAGGGATTGAGTACAAAGTGAGTGTAGGACAATAATGGCAAATCCAATTTATGCTGTCATCATGGTAGCAGCTAGTTTAGGTAAAGCATACGCAACAGTATATGGAGCAGCAGCTACTAGAGCATCTTTAGATGCACAAGCAGATTTATCAAAGTTACAATACAAAGAAAGAAAAATTGAGTACAAAGAAAAAGGTGTAGAGGCATTAAAAGAAACTAATAAAGCTATAGGTACTATTATAGCAAGAGGTGCAGCTGGTGGTGCTTTAACAAATGAAGGATCTATTTTAACTTCACAAATTGTTTCGTTACGAGAAGGAGCAGAAGATTTTTCTATTGCTGCTATTAACCAGGAGCTAACACAAAACTTAGGTATCATTGCATTTAATAACTTTAAGATAGCCGGTAAACAAGCAATGAAGATGGGATACATGAATGCTATCTTTGGCCTGGGTACTGATATTGCAACTGCAAGTACAACCGGTGTCTTTGATAAAAAACCACCAACAACACCAACAGGAACAAATAAACCACAATAATTATGGCAAAAGAAAGAATTAAATACAGAGGTAATCTACAAGGTGGTGCAATAGTCAATGTGCAATCCCCACAATATCAAGTTATGGCTGCTGGTATGGATGACCTTAACAGAAAGTTAGATGCTATAAATAATTTTGCTTTAAAAAAATTAGATAAACAAATGCTGGATGAAGGAACACAATATGCAGCAGAAAATCCTGTATCTGTTGATCAATTCTTAAATGCTAATCCAGGAGAAAAAAACAAATTAATACAAGGTAATAAAAATACTACTTATGGACAAGCAATAAGAGTTAATCAATTAAATTTACTTACATCACAAATTACAATGAAAGCTCAAAAAGATTTCTCAGATCTTAAAACACAAGCCTATGCAACTAGCATGGATCTTGAAACATACACAACTCAGTTAAATGCTATTGTAGAAGGATACACAGAAAGTTTATTAGATGTTGATGGTGAGGCTAGTATTGTAGCAAATGCTAAACTAGCATCAACTGCAAACACTTACCTAACTTCTTACTCCGATAAATTATTAAAAGATCATAGGAATATGCAAGATGCTATTGTCCTGGGATACAGTAATGACACATTAGATATTATACCAGACATTGTTAAAGGTGGAGCAGAGCAAGGATTTGTAGACGATCAAGGTAATGCTTTATTAGATCAAGATGGTAACGAAATGAAAGTAACTTTAGATGAGCTACTTAAAAGAAAAAAAGATATTATAGAGGCAGAATTAGTTGCAAACAATATATCACCAGAAAAATTATTACAATGGAGTAAAGATTGGAATGCAAGAGTAGAAAGAGAAAAAGCAAACTTTTTATTTAGTGAGTATGTTGATACTTCATATAATTATTTAGCTGGTACAAAACACGCAAACGATATTTATAAACAAGTTCAAAATGGTAACTTTGGTGGGTATGAAAATCTTAAAAAAATATACGAGAGTTTACCAGAAGATAAACAAAAAGAATTTAGAACTAAAGTAAAAGAATGGAAATCAAGTATTATCAAAGCTGCTGAAGATGAAGATACTGCATTAGTATTAGATAAGAAAGATGAGCTAGATGATATTAAATTTAGATATTACAATGCAAGAGCTGATGGTAAATTTAAAGAGGCAGAAGAAATTGTAGAAGAGGCAAAGCTACTTGATAAAGATTTATACATAGAGTTATCTGAGAAGTTAGATGCTGACGAACATGATGGTGATTTTACAAAAGATAGAACAGATGACTTTTTAGGATTATTTAATTTACAAGAAGATTTAATTATTACAAGAGATCTTGATCATGACAAAATACAACTGGCTTATGATAAGAGATACATAACAAAACAACAAAAAGATAAATTACATGGAGATCTAGAATTATCTAAATCTAAAAAATTTACTGAAGGTGAAAAGATTATGCGTAATGCCTTTGGTTATTCCGAGGCTAGTATGTTGAATATGTCTAAAAAAGATAAAGCAGCTGCTAATCTCTATAGACAAAAATCAAATGAATTACTTACTTTCATGAGAGCTAACCCAGACGCAACACCTCAAGATATAACTAATGAGGCATTAAGATTAACACAAGGTGTAGAAACTAAACAACTAAAAGAACAAGATGTAAAAGATATTAGAAAAAATATTACATCAGGCGAATTTGAATTTGCCTCTAAATTATGGAAACCTTACTTACAAGAATATTATGAAACTGAAGATGGTGGAGCCTATAGTCATAATAATTATACTGAAGAGTTTTTAAAAACTCCAGAAGGTGTTGATAAACTAATTACTGAAATGGAAGAATTAAAAGACTCTGAAGAAGGTGAAATAAAAACAAATAAATTTGATCTTGGAACAGGAATAAGAGATGAGGTTTTTCAAAGACCAAGAATAAATGGCAAACCTATTACAAATGAATTTATAGATAAATTTATTGAAGAATTACAAACTTATAAAATAGCCTTACAGGAGCTTGAATAATAATGTCATCATTAGAAGAAAAATATTTAAATTTTTTAGACTATAAAAATAGTGATAACGAATACAAGTTAACTGAAGATGGTTATGTATTATTTGAAAATAAAAAAAGAGGTATGTTTCAATCTATAAAAGACTACGCAACAGACACTATGCAAACATATAAAGATGTAGGTAATACTGTTTTAAAGTACAATAATGAAATTGGTACCGGTATGGCTAGAGGTGCTACTAAACTTGTAGAAAGTGTTGGTGGTTTAGGATTAGCAACATTAGAAAAGTTAGATCTTGCTAGTGAAGGATCTGTACAAAAGTTTGGTGATTTTTTTGCTAAAGAAATTTATCCAAGGATTGGAGAAACAGAAACATTAGCTGGAGGATTTGCAGAAGGTATATCTCAATTCTTAACTCCAGGTCTTGGCTACTACAAATTATTTAATACATTAATAAAAGCAAAAGGTGTTATGCCATTTATTAGTAGAGCATTAGCAGCAGAGGCAGCAACAGTAGGAACAGCACAAGTTCCTCTAGATCCTAACTTTACAGGATTTATAGCTCAAATGTTTGATATCGATACAACACAAGCCGAAAGTTTAAGTAAAGAAATATTTAATTACATTGCTACACCAGAAACAGAATACAATGCTGATACAGTTTTTAAAGAAAAGATGAAAGCTATTATAGGTGATAGTGCATTAGGCCCAGTAGGTGAAGGTGTAATGTTACTTGGTAAACTATTTAAAGGTATGAAAAAACAACCAGAAATAGTTGAAGAGATAAACAACAACATTAATCTATCTGGTGGATCTGCTATGAACCCAGATGGACCTTTAGCAAAAGAAATAGAAGAAGGTAATTTTTCATACAAACCAGAATTAGAAGGTCCAGATAAATTTGATACTGTATTAATTATGGACAGTATTGAACCAGTTATTATTGGTACAGGGAAAAACAATAAAGTTAAAATTGAAGATATAACAAATCATTTTGATCAAGCTCCTAAACTAGATATTAAAAATCCAGATGACT